TATGGCGGAACCCAGCTGGTCAAAGTCAAAGAACGGGACGCAACCCTTGACGAAGTTAAGGCTTATGGGGATCTTGCTCGCCGTGTTCCAGCGCACCTCATTTCCGAGGTGTCTTGCTACATGCCCGACTACTTTAAGGAGTTTTTCATTAACGGCAAAAAGATGCCCGGCGCACCATTCCCATCGGCCTACTGCTGGGATCGTTTTTATGCCGACGTTAATGCTGGCAAAAAAGTACCCTTACACATGCGCCACATCGACAACTACAACAAAGCCCAAGAAAAGTTCTTTAAGGACAATCCCGGATCCAGACCCGAGGAGATCAAATGATTACCCTCAACCCACGCAAAGTAGCCATCTACACCAGGGTTTCTACGGACGACCAAGACACCGCACTGCAAACAACCGAGCTGCTTGAGTATTCCAAAAAGCGCGGATGGGAACCGATCTTGTTTGAGGATCACGGAATATCTGGAGCCAAGTTTGACCGACCAGCTCTAAACAAAATGATGGATGCGGTTCGTTCCGGATCCGTAGATCTTGTGCTGACTTGGAAGCTGGATCGGATGGGTAGGTCAACCCAACATCTAGCCGGAATCATTAACGAGCTTTTGGATTCTGATGTTGGTCTAGTCGTACCAACCCAAGGTATCGATACGTCCGCCGGCTCGATCAATCCTGCCAGCAAACTTCAGCTTAACGTGTTGGCGGCCGTGGCCGAGTTTGAGCGCGACTTAATCCGTGAACGAACCAAAGCAGGAATGAAAGCTGCTAAGTCTCGGGGGATCCTCATTGGTCGCAAAACCATCGTGACTGAGGAACAGCTTGCCCACGCAAAGCTTTTGGTTAGCACAGGCAACGACGTGACTATTCGCCACATCGCTACATCGGTTGGGGTTTCCCGCGGGACCGCCTGGAGGCTTCGTCGCAAGATCGAGGACGGCTTAGTATGAAGCCGATTGCGGGCGTAAAGATTGTATGTAAGACGCCAGTACCAAGAGGGGAACGAGTGGTTCACCATCACCCGCTTTTAGGATGGTTGCGGATTGTTTGGCTTCAGCATCAGCACCGGATCCCAGTATTTCCAAAGTGGAAATGGAAAGGCAGGAACTAATTATTTATCGTAGCCCAATGCGTCAAAATCCGCGCGGTATTTTTCATAGATAATATCTTTTTCAACTTGAGTCAAATTTGCCAGAGTTTTTCTGGGTAGATGGGTTTTTCGTGGACCTGCCCTAAAATCTTCGAAATTGATTTCAGGGTAGCCCCATTCAACCATTAAGCTATTGGCTTCGGCCATCATGTTTTCATAATGGATAACCCTGTCTGCTACTTTAACATAGGGAGCCTGCAGCGCAAAATGCCCTGAATCTGGCAATATGAAATCTGGTAGCGATTCTATTGCTCGAGGCCATTCCCAATTAATGCGAAACGCTGGAATTATTTTGGCATAAAAAATCTCTGAACAAATTCTTTCATACGGATTTCGAACCATCGTAAACCAGTTTTTCCTTTGACGTAAAATATCTTGGGACGGAATATCATGGTGTCTAGAAAGCAGCGGGTCATGCCTTGCAAGCCCAATTTTTGCTGACAAATACTCTCCCCCCGTGCGAGTGATGTGTAAAAATCCCAGCCCAGGCCTTTCGGCTCTTTTTTCGGCCATGGCATTTACATCGTCCATAGACCAGCAATAAAACGTTTTTATTTGGAAACAATTTCAAAGGGTGATCATGCGGCACACATCGAATGAATTGGTTGCCACTAATCGGATTGAAATTAAACCAGTCTCATGAGTGTAGCACCAAGGGACTTTACTGTTGAAGGAATCGCCCGCGACTCAAGCCTTTCGCTTGGTCAATACGGAGCGACATACATTGCAACCACGGGAACCAATATTAATGGTAAATGGGGCTGCATTACCGCACTAGATGACTCTGTTTTTTCGACTCTAACGGTTTCTAATTGGTCCGGCGCAAGCACTAGCAATCTTGCGCTTCGAGCGGGCATAACGATCTTTGGCGATTTTAGCCTTATTAATCTAACTTCTGGGAGGGTGGTCGCCTACAATGCGGCCTTTTAATTGTGCCAGAGTTGCCATTTGTTCCTGAGTTACCATTTGTTGCGCCCCCGCAAGCCTTTGTTGAGATGCTTTCCATGAAAGAGGATAAGGCAAACAAGGGAGCGCCAAATGGGTATGCGGGCTTAGATGATGGCGGGAAAATTTCGGTTGGGCTTCTGCCCGAAAGCAATGCACTTGAATCGGAGGCTATCGCCTTTGCGATTGCGCTTGGATGAAGCAAGTACACGCAGATTACACATTTGTTGCTTCCACAAAGACAATTACTTTGACGGGGCTAAGCATTAGTCAAGACCAACTGCTTTTAATTGCTAATGCAACTCGCGGCGTAATCTATCATAACTTTGCCTCAGCCTTACACCGATCCGTCGTCACGGCAGGAGCGAATACCACCGTTGTTTTGACGGACGCCAGCACCAATGGGCACAACAACTCAGATCAACTTGTAATTTACTACGAAGACCAGCTTGCAGGCGGTGGAAATGTTACAGCGGTAGATTCGGTGTCAGATGGGCAAAGTCACCAATTAGTCTTTAACGCAAATGCCAAAAGAAGGTTTTTGCTTATTCAGAATAATTCCGATACCCAAATGAAAATCGGCATAGGATACAATCCCTCTGCCAGTGCTGGGATCTTGCTTTCTGGGAATGGTGGCGGAATTGTGTTTGAGTCAGGCTTTATCCCGGTTCAGGAGATTAGATTATTTTGCGCAGCAGCGGGCAAGAGGTTCGTAGCCTTGGAGGGGTAAAATGGGATTTCTGTGTGCCCCGTGTCCGGCGAGCTCATTGATGATAGTTGACGCAGACGCACTTGATCGCATTACCGCGATTGAGCGTGCGGATGGCCAACCGCTTGAAAATGGCGTAAGAACCGCGATTAGTAACTTTATAGCAGGATGCAAGACGGACGGCATTTGGAATAGCCTGAAGCGGTGCACCATTTTGATGGGGGCAAGGACGCTATCTGGGGCTCTTGTAGATCTGAAAACAGGCACAACTGTGGCAACAAATAATCTTTTTGTTCCTGCTGATTACGACAGGAAAACAGGCTTACTCGGAGACGGCTCAACAAAATATATCGATTCCGGCCACCGAAATGATGCCGATCCTCAAAACAGCAATCACAATGCTGTTTATGTGACGAGCTTGGGCACAATGGGTGGCGGCGTAGGCTCGACGTCTGAGGAGGTGAAGATATACATGGGAACTGGCGACAACGACGGCGACAACACGATAGCATATCAAAATCCCGGCAATGTTGGCGAGAGAACTCTTTTGATTAGAAACAGGGCTACTCCCCAGCAAAATTCTCTTTTCCAAGATGCTGCTGTGGGTTTTATTGGGCATTCAAGAAGCTCAAGCGCGTCTTTTACGCAAAGATCAGGTAAAGCCAATTACACCACTGCCTTCATCTCAAATCGACCAAACCAAAACTTTATTCGCGTTTTTGCTCGAGGCTCTGCTGGAATTGCGAATCCATCCGATGCCAGGATTTCTTTTTACTCAATTGGCGAGGCTATTAACTTAGTGGCCCTAGAATCGAGAGTTGAGGCTTTAAGTGGTGCAATTGCGGGGGCAATTCTATGAAGCTGGGGAACGCTCTTTCTGTTTCTGCGGCTATTTCTGCCGGATTAAGATATGATGAGGATGCTCGTGCTTACATCTCGGCAGTGGAAGCGGCGGACGGCCAATTTCTTGAATCGGGAGTTAAAGATTCGATTAACGCCTTTGTGGTTGGATGCAAGGCCGACAACCTATGGGGCAAGATTAAGGCTTCCTGCATCCTGATGGGCGCAAGAACTCTTTCTGGAATCCTTGTAGACATAAAGAGCGCTACCACTATTGCAACAAATAATCTTTTTGTTTCTGCTGACTACAACAGAGAATCAGGCTTACTTGGAGACGGCTCAACGAAATACATTAATTCCGGCAGAAGCAATAATGCCGACCCTCGGAACGACAATCATAACGCAGTTTACGTTACGGCCCTAGGCTCATCAAACAGGGCATTCATGGCAGCGGGTGCCAGCGGCCAAGCAGGCGTAAATTTTGTTGGCATTGCCACCGTCGGCGGGAATTATTTTCTTGCAACAAGAAGCAGGGGTAGCGGCGATATTTTGGTCGAGGGGGCTTCAGCGGTCGGCTTGGCGGGCATTTCTAGAACTGCTCTTGAATCCTTTTCGGGGCGAACAAATAAATCTTACGTTACTGGGAATTTCCAAAGTTTCGTTCCAGCAAGTAGTCCTGTTTTGATTTTCGCAAGAGGCTTGCCAGGCTCTCTTAGCTCCGTGTCATCCGCACGCATCTCGTTTTACTCCATTGGGGAAGGGCTTGAGCTTGCAGCTCTTGATTCCAGGGTCGAGGCGCTAAGCGTTGGGATTGCGAACGCAATTGTGTGAAAAATCAAGAAGACCAAGCAATTAAGGCTTTGCAGTACCTTTGGGATGAGGGATTCCTGCGATTATGGGAGGAGAACGGAGAGGCAAAGATTGCCCTAACAACCGAGCTTTCTGAGGTGCATGACGCAATCAAGGTAAGGTTTCGTCGGAAGATCAGCTCTGCCGACTGGTGGAAGAAGTCATAAACAAGGAGAACACATGTCAACCCAAGCAAAAGATCAAAGCATAGAAGGAGTCGCAAAAGACTTTAGCCTATCCTTAGGGCAGGACGGAGTAGTCTATGTGACCAGCGCGACCCAAACAAACGGATCCTTTAGGGCAATTCAGGCGGTGGCCGATACAGTATTTGCAGCGTTAGTTGCTCGCGACTGGACAGGAACTACTGCCGGCCTGCGCCTGCCTGCTGGAACTACCATTTTCGGTGACTTCACATCCTTCACGCTGACCAGCGGAAAGGTGGTCGCATTTGGGTCTGCTGACCCTGCGGGTGGGTGTGCAGATGCTGACGCACGGGTCTGGATTTATGGCGTAAACGGAGCGTGGAGCTCTGGCCCTCGAACACTTACCAGAGTTGCGGATCGTCACTACACATTCGGAGACGAAGTTATCATCCACAACGGAACTGCATGGGAGTATTATTACGAACGCATAGACACTGGAAAGGTTTCGATTGAAATAGTTACTGGCAACCAACCTTGGCCTTGGCTTGTTCCGTGGGTTGATTTTACAGCCCAAAAGCTTTGTCTGCCGCCTGTCTATCCAGCCTACAGGGGAGGAGACACTATCTATACTATCGGAGATAGGGTAAGCCACAACGGGGGTAATTTCGTCTGCATATATAATGCGGGTAGTGTCGGGTATGGACCCTTTGGGGGTTACTTAGATGGTACTGCGAACGGAATAATCTATTGGCTTCCAGAATAATGAAAAAGAATAAGCCTAAGAGTCTTTCGGAAAAACGCCGGGAAAACAAATTCGGAGAGTGGAAAACAGCCACCTTTGGATCTGGTAAAGGCACCGAAGTCTACTGGTCATGGCCAAAGCAAAAGTCGAAGAAAAGGAATTAACCCTTGAGGCCGTCGAGGCCATAGCTCGCAAGGACTTTTTATCTTGGTGGGAGGGATTCACAAAGATCCTCAACAAAGACGCCAAGTTGGTTAATCCGGTTGCTAACTACTTGCAACGCCGAGTGGCAGAGATTGTTTCTTTCATGCGCGACAACCAGAAGCCAATTCGGCTTGTTGTGCTTAAGCC